AGTAAAATTTTTACATTATAATCACTTCCTTTCAATTAAAAAAACACCTACTATTCAAGTAAGTGTTTTTAGTGTTTTTAATTTTAAGTCCGCATAGTTAATATAAAACGCTTGTGCAGTAGCTAATACAATTTTAGCATTTACAACATTTACATACCACTTAGTTAATATAATTTCCTACCTATATTATATCATAAATATATTATTTTTGAATATCTGTACCAATTTGTGGTATAATAATAGCAAGAAGAACTACAATCTATTTAGCGGTAGAGTGAAGTTCATAATTTTAAAAATATAAATTATTTAAATTTGCGGAACTTTATTTTAAAGCCAAGTTCCCAGCCACTTTTACTCTTGCCACGAGTAGAGTGGCTTTTTACGTTTTTGATACATCTACAAACGATATATCCAATTAAACTAGCTATCAAGCTAGCTAATATACTAAGTAAAAAGTTGTCCATACTTCCCACCTCCTTTCATTAGGAAGTAGGTTTTATCCCAGTATGAACTCCACTCTATAAATTGTAGATTACATCTTCTTGCTAAAAATATTATAACATATAATTCTTACATATTTTACCTATATTTTATCTCCTTCTACTTCTTCTAGCTTCTTTAGCAGTCTTTTTTTCTTCTTTTATTTCTTCTTCTACTTTAATATCTATAGAAGCAGCAACAAAAGCCCTCTCGTAGTCTGGTAAATCTGTATATTCATGTGGTTTCCATTTGAATTTATGAAGGCAATAATGAGCTACACTAGCATCATAATCGCCTCCTTCAATTAGTTTTTTGCTTCTTCTACTTTATCCTCAAAAGTCCTATCAAAGCCATTTACCTCTCCTACTTCACTTGAAAGGTCTGTGTATTCACCAGGAGTTAACATTGTTGTTAATAGTTCCTCTGCTCCCATTACACCATAGCTATTTTGAAGTTCTGCATCATGTAAATCTGGAAATACTATAGTTTCTACACACAGTTTCAAAGTATAAGTATTGAAATCTGTTTCACTAGTGTATTGCCCTGTTGCCTTTCCTTTTTTCCCTATAACAGGAACTCTTATGGCTGAATTTTTTCTCAACTGTCTATCCCTATCTGAATCTATTGCTTTAAGTTCCCACTCTATTGGCTTTCCATCTTCACCTATAAACCTTTCACTTGCCACATACTTTCTATTCTCTACTTTTATTGCATTTTGACTTAAAAAAGCGTTTAAATCTCCCATATTATTCTACCTCCATGATTAAATATTTTGTTTCTTTTTCTATTGTTGCAATGCCATCTTCATCTAATTTGATTGTTATTGTAACTGGTTTTAATGATGAACCTTCAATTGTATCAAGTGCCAGCTTATCGGCAATATCAACTAAAAATAGACCTGCTTTTCTATACATTTCTCCTACACATTCTTCTATAGGTCTTTTCTTACTGTAATCAAAAGAAATTGAATCTTTCATCTCATATTTATCTTTAATTTTAACCATCTCCTATTCTTATAAATAAAAAATACACATTTATGATTTATAGATGTGTATTTTACTCCATACCATTTGCTATATTGAACTTCTCGACTATTCTCCAATTCTCAAAAGTAAAATCTACATCCTCATCCAAATACTCGCCATCAGCATCAAATTTAGCAATTATTCCACTATCTAGGTTGCAATCTTCAAGTATTATAGTTTGACGACCTACTGAACTTGTTGGGTCTTCGTTAGTAATTTGCATATCAAAGTAAATATCCTCACCTGTCTCTTTATATTCATATAATAACTCTCTAAAAATAGAAGTATTATAATAAAATGTTGCACTCCCTGAAAATTTACTTCCTGTACTTTTGTTTCCTTTTGTAATGCTACCTAGGATTGGCATCTCGCTTTTATTTTTTTCCATCTTAGCTTCTAAGTTAATAGCTTGCATAAAATTATATCTTTTACCTTTTATTGTTACAAAACATTCAGCTTTAGAACCACTTATTGCATCTCTAACATTCATAGTAATATTTTTAGACATCTATATCACTCTCCTTTCTTAACTAACTGAAACAGTCATATAAAGCTTACTCATAGCACTAATAACCTTAACAGCATCACTTACTACAACAGTCTTCTTGTCGCTTCCAGGTTCTACAGAAACATCATCAGCTTTGAAATCTTCTATTGCTCTCATATTTTGCAGTTGTTCATGATGCTTAACTACATCATTCCAAAACGAGATACGACCAGATTTATCATTTGGTACTTCACCCAAGTACTTTGTATTAAATAAAGTCGCTATATCATTAGCAATCTGGTCAAGTACTCTAACAGATTGATTGCTTGAAAAATCATCATTCTTATCATCTGTAAAACTAACAAAAGTATTTATATCCTCTAACACATGAACTTCATCTCCCACCTTGTGGAATATAAATTTACCAGTTTTTAAAGCTTCTTCAAGTTGTATTTGAGTATAATTAACATCAACATCAAACTCGCCATCATATCGCTTGTTAGTGTTAGATTTATTTATATCACATCCTGCTATTGCTCCAGTAGCCCAGTAAATTAAGCTAGATTCAACTAAATCTTTATCTTTAATCTTATTTTCTACAGACACTACACCTTCATAATCTGCATCACTTTTCTTATATAATACAGTCTGAAACTTTGCTCCTACCTTATCTCTCATTCTCTTTGTAAATTCTACAAACAAACTTTTAATCTCTGTTGTTGTAGCCAAACACCCTAGTGCATTAAATGAATAACTTTCTATTTTATCTAAGAAAGCTTGGTACTCTGCTCCTGTAACTGATTCTCCATTAGTTCCACCAGTAAATACAAGTCCTGCACTTGCTTCTAATGTTGCATCCTTTTTCCAAATGACATAATCATTATCTTCTAAATCTGTAATAACTTTTGCTATTTGAGTATCTACCTTCTTATTATCTAGCAAAGTTACAACATCAAATTTAGTGTTATCATCTATATTTGTTGTTACTATAACTTTTAAATCATTACCTCTTATTCCACTATACTTAGCTATAGCTATAGTACAACTGGCTTTAACGCCTTTATTCAATTTATAAAAATATCCCAACCTTATATTTTTAAATAAATCTCTAAGACCTTTCAACTTATCATGTGTATAATCATATCCAAAATACTTAGTTGAATACTTCTCAAAATCATCACTGGTTACTTGGAATACTTCTTCATCTATACCCCAATCTAACTCTAAAGGCATTGCAACAATACCTCTATCTGATAATGAACTGGTTGCCCTCTTAGCTGAGATAAAATTTATATATGCACCAGGAAGTATTTTATTTTGCGTTACGAATGTTCCTCCACCTAAAGCCATCTAACTCACTCCTTTCATAAAATTATTTATTATTTCCTCTACTTCTGAGAAGGAATATAACTCATTTTCTTTTAAAATTGCATTTAATAAGTCTTTTCTATTTACATACTTCTTAGAATTAACTATCTGCTCCTTAGTAAACTTGTAATCGGTTCCTTTGCTTAATGTCTTACTCAAAATTATCACCTCTCTTCAAACCACCGAATAACTCTACTGTATTCATTTTATCTGCATTATTACTCTTTATAGTGAAGTAGTTATAATCAACAAAGAAGTGAAGAACATTGTCTATAATTTCAAAATTCATATTTGTGCCTCTAACTAAATCTCCATTGATTTCTATATACTCTAATTCTTCCAGTAACATCTCAGCTATCTCATTTATTTCAAAATTCTTAGCTTCTGAACGAGGGAAATAATGTACATCAAAAGAATTTTTCTTTAATTCTCTCCCGCTTGGATATGGTGTCTTGCTTGGATTTAAAGGAACAATAAAAAAACAAGGTTCATTAATACCTTGCTCTACATCCTCACTATAAATTGTATATTTTTCTCCAAATGATTTATCTAACTTTACTGATATTCCATCTATAATATTATTAAGCATCAAATACTCCTTTAAGTAATATTAATAACTTTTTCTCTATAATCTTATCAACTTGGCTTTGTAGTTCCATCTCTGAAATT